ACCTGCCAGACATTGCGGAGTCGCTGCTATCAAAACAGGAGCGCGCAGCCTACTTGGCTGAAGTGCAGTCCCGCGATGCCGATGGTGAACTGGTCTATGCGGATGATGAGGACAGAATCCGGCTACTTGCTGACGCTATAGACCGCAGCGCCAAGCGCCCCTACAAAGACATGACCGTGGAAGAGTTCCAGGGGCTTGTCGATACTGTTAAGCAGATCGAACACTTGGGCCGACTGAAGCACAAGATTCTCACGGCCCGCGACCAGCAAGCCTACGAGCAAGTGCGAGACAGCATTGCTGGCTCGATAGTCGGGAACGCGAAAAGTGGGGGCAAGAACACGCGCACGTCCAGCGCATGGCTGGGCAAGAAGCTGGAGGCAATCAAGCAGTTTGGAGCCTCGCACATCAAGGTCGCCACCTGGGCGCGGGTCATGGATGGCGGAAAAGACAACGGCCCAGTGTGGCGCTATGTGGTGCAGCCAGCCAATGAGCGCGCCTCCATGGAAACGACGATGCGCGCAGAGGCTACTGAGAAGCTGTCGGGCATCCTAGACCCCATACTCAAGAAGGTGCCCATCGCCGACAAGATGGGCAAGGGTAAGTATTTCCCGAGCATAGGGGATTCGCTCAACTGGCAAGAGCGCTTTGCAATGGCCCTCAACGTGGGCAACGAGTCCAACCTACAGCGCCTACTTGACGGCAAGGGCTGGACGATGCAGCAGATCAAGCCAGTGCTAGACACGCTGACCGCTGAAGAGTGGAACGCGGCGCAGGCAGTCTGGGATCACTTCGAAACCTATCGACCGAAGATCGCAGAGAAAGAGCTACGCGTCTCAGGCAAGGAGCCCGAATGGATTCCTGCCCGCGCTATTGACGTGGAAACGTCTGACGGGCAAACGCTCAAGCTGCGCGGCGGCTACTTCCCCGTGGTGTTCGACCCTCGTGTCAACCTGAAGGCTTCACAACACAGCGCTGCGGAAGACGCTAAGAACTTACTGAAGGCATCCTACTCTGCCGCCACCACACAGCGCAGCTTTACCAAGGCTCGCGTGGATGAGGTGGTAGGCCGTCCTCTGCTGCTTAACCTCCAGGGGCTCTACAGTGGGGTGAACGATGTCATCCACGATCTAGCGTGGCACGAGTGGGTCATCGACGCAAACAAGCTGCTGCGGTCGAAGACTATCGATTCAGCTATCCGGGAGCACTACGGGCCTGAAGTGAAGAAAGAATTTGAACGCTGGCGCGATGACATCGTTGCAGGCTCTCGTCGCCTTGACCACGCTATCGAACGCGCTGCTGGTTGGGCGCGTCAAAGCGTCAGCGCTTCGGCCCTTACTTTCAACGTCATGAGCGCGGCAATGCAGCCGCTGGGCCTCAGTAACTCCATGGCGCGCATTGGCATTAGCTGGGTGGGCAAAGGCTTGTCCCGCTATATCAGTTCACCGATTGACGCCACCAAGGAAGCGCAAGCCAAATCTGAGTGGATGGCAAACCGCACACGTACCCGTTTCCGCGAATTGAATGAGCTACGCAACCAAGTCCAAGGGCAGACTGCACCCAAGGAATTGATGGGGCGTTATGGGTATTGGATGATGATGCAGGCGCAGATGATGGTGGACGTGCCCACCTGGTGGGGCGCGTATGAGAAGGCCATCGCGGGGGGTCACGACGAGCAGACAGCAGTCAACCTAGCCGACCAAGCTGTGAAGGATTCGCAAGGCGGTGGGGAAGAGGTTGACCAGTCTGGCGTTGAGCGCGGCGGGCCGTTGATTAAGCTGTTCACTGCCTTCTATGGATTCATGGGCACCACGCTCAACACGGCGTACTTAGCTGCCAAGACAGACACAAGCAAAGCCAAGCTGGCGGCGGACATGGCGCTAGTCCTGATGGTGCCCGCTGTCTTTGGGGCATTGCTAAAGGATGCGCTGACACCTGGGGATTCTGGCGACGATGACCCGGAGAAGCTGGCTAAGAAACTGGCCGCTGAACAAGCGACCTTCTTGCTGGGCCTAGTGGCGTTTGGCCGCGAGTTTTCTCTCGCAGTGAAGTCGTTATTCGGTGAAGCCAAAGGGCAGAGCTACAGCGGCCCCGCTGGGCTGCGCGTCATCGCTGACACAGGCAAGCTGGCCCAACAGGCGCAGCAGGGCGAATTTGACACAGGCTTTAGAAAGTCCTTCGTCACTGTGCTGGGCGACTTGAGTGGTATTCCTGCTGTGCAAGTCAACCGCACCATCACGGGCGCTGAGGCTTTGGCGGAAGACAAGACAGCAAACCCTGCTGCGCTGGTGTTCGGTTTCCAAGAGCCACATTAGTACACGTAGCCCCACTCCAACCGGGTAGCCTGAGCGCTCCTCGTTGGAGTTTGTAGTATGCCGATTAGCTCAGAGACACGCACCGCTGGCCCGTTCGTCGGTAACGGCGTAACCACCGCTTTTCCCTTCGAATTTAAAGTATTCGCAGCGGCTGACATGCTTGTGGTCAAGCTGGAGGTCGCCACGGGCACAGAGACCACGCTAGCTCTAACGTCAGACTACACGGTCTCGCTCAACGCAGACCAGAACGCAGACCCAGGTGGCACAGTCACCCTCAACTCCGCTCTGCCCACTGGCTTCAAGCTGGTGGTATCTAGCGCGCTGGAATTCCTGCAAGAGACGGACCTTACAAACCAGGGGGGCTTCTACCCCTCAGTGGTCACCAACGCGCTGGACCGTCTTACGATCCTCTGCCAGCAATTGAAGGAAGACGTGGAGCGGTCGGCCAAGCTGCCGATCACCAGCGCAGTGGACGCGGATACGCTTGTCACCAACATCAATGCCGTGGCGGATTCGCTCACCGACATTGCTACGGTTGCGGGCATCGAGGGCGACGTGACTGACGTTGCCGCGATTGCTGCGGACGTGACCACAGCGGCGGCCAACGTTGCCGACATCACCAACTTCGCGGACGTGTGGGTGGGGCCTAGCGCCACTGACCCGACTACGCGCACAGATAGCTCTGCACTCCAAGCGGGCGACCTGTACTTCAACACCGCAGACTCAGAGGTGCGCGTCTACGATGGGGATAGCTGGGAAGCGGTGGCGCAAGGTGTAAGCACTCCTTACCAGTCCTTCAGCGGTACTGGCGCACAGACTGCTTTCACACTTAGCTCTGCCCCTGGCACGTTAGGCTCGCTTGAGGTCTTTATCTCTGGCGTGCGTCAAGTGCCTACCACAGACTACACAGTGAGCGGAACAACGCTCACCTTTACGTCCGCTCCAGCGTTGGGCACAAGCAACATATTCTGCCGCTGGATAGCAACACAGGCCATTACTGTACCTTCCGCCGATTCGGTGGGTACTAGCGCGCTTCAAGATGGATCAGTCACCACGGCCAAGCTGGCGAGTGGCGCAGCCGTGGCGAACATTGGCACCGGGGGCATCACTGCGACCCAGTTAGCCAGCAACGCGGTGACTACCGCCAAGATCACCGACGCGAACGTGACGGCTGCGAAGCTAGATGGCGCGCAGTCCGGCTCCGCGCCTATCTACGGTGCCCGTGCATGGGTCAACTTCAACGGCACTGGCACGGTAGCTATCCGCGCAAGCGGCAACGTAACCAGCATCACCGACAACGGTACTGGCGATTACCAGGTCAACTTTACGACCGCCATGCCGGATGCGAACTACGCCGTCGCCCTAGGGTCTGGAGGCTCCCCGCCTGCGGACTGCGTAAACTTAAACTACAACTCCAGCACGGGCGAAGTCACCCCGACCACCTCTTACTTCAACGTTGCAGTGACGCTGGTTGGTACTGACTACAGAGACCAGAAATACATTACTCTCGTCGTTTACAGATAGCCCTATGACTAAACGAATCATTTACCCCACCGCTGACGGAATTGCCGTCATCGTTCCCGCGCCTGACTGCGGCATCCCGCTTGAACAGATCGCAGCGAAAGACGTGCCCCACGGTGTGCCGTACAAGATTGTGGACGCAGCAGACATCCCCGAAGACCGCACTTTCAGAGCAGCCTGGGAGGCTGACTTTGCAGAGCCCGATGGGCATGGCGCGGACTATGGCGCAGGCTCTGCTAAGCAAGTTGTAGCGTGGACGGAAGACGGTGAGCCAGTATTGGAAGGTGCAGACGAATGATTACGATTAGTCTTGAGAGAGCCAAGGGCATCGCCCATCACATCCGGCGCGAGATGCGCGCCAAAGAATTTGAGCCACTGGACGAGGCTATCGCCAGGCAAATCCCAGGGCAAGACCCGGCCAGCATCGAAGCCCAGCGGCAAGCGGTGCGCGACAAGTACAGCGCGATGCAAGAGCAAATAGACGCTGCGGGCGATGTTGACGCAGTGAAAGCCGCCCTGGCCCCCTGACAATGGGCGCAGTCTCGCTTTACCTGGTGCTCTACCTGTGGGTGTTCTGGTACGCCTACATCCTCGTCATGGGCATCTACCGCGCCCACCTCTCCAAGCGCCTGGGCAAGTTCGCCACCGTGATGGCGTTGCCTGCTGTGCTGGTCGGCTATGCTATGGACATCCTGGCCAACCTCACCATCGCCACCGTGTTTTTCGTGGAGCTACCTAGAGAATTCACGGTGACGAAAAGGCTGCGCCGATACATGACTTTCCCCATGCAGCGTACTTGGCGAGGCCCAGCGGCCATGTGGGTTTGCCACAACCTACTAGACGTGTTCGACCCTGACGGCAAGCACTGCTAGTACACGTACTTTAGCGGCTAGTACCTAGTATCCGCCTCATGACTAAGGAGGCCCCTCATGCTAGAGACATTGTTAGGAACGTTATTCGGCGGGGCCTTCCGCCTGGTACCTGAAGCGCTCAAGTGGCTGGAGCGGAAAGACGAGCGCAAGCACGAGCTAGCAATGTTTGACAAGCAGCTAGAGGCCGACAAGCTGAAGGCACAATCGGCGCAAGAACTGGCGCAGGTTGAAGCGAATCGAGGCATTGCGGTGGGGGAAATTCAAGCCCTCATCGAAGGCGCGAAAGCCCAAGCCGTGCCCACCGGGATCGCGTGGGTGGACGCAGCTAGCTCGATCATCCGCCCGCTGCTCACGTTCTACTGGTGCATCGCGCTCTACACGACTGCACTGGTGGCGAAGTTCGTCGTGCTAGTGCAGGGCGGGGCCGCCAACGTTCAGGCGGTACTCATGCTGTGGGGCGCTGATGAAAAAGCCATCGTCGCCAGCATGATTAGCTACTGGTTCCTCGACCGTTCGCTGCGCAAAGGTGCATCGCGATGAGCCTAGAGGCCCTGCACGGCCTCATTCGGAAGTACGAGGGGCTGAGGCTCAAGCCATATCTCTGTCCCGCTGGGGTGCCTACTATCGGCTACGGGAGCACAGCGTACCCCGATGGGCGCAAAGTGTCCTTACAAGACCCCTCTATCACAGCCGCCTACGCTGAGGACATGATGCGGCTGGACGCTTCCCGCTTTGCAGCGGCGGCTCTCAGCTTGTCCCCAGGGCTAGCCCCCCACTCGGCCAAACTCTGCGCCATCGCTGACTTCTGCTACAACCTGGGCACAACCCGTTACAAGGCCAGCACGCTTCGCAAACGCGTAAATGCTGAGGACTGGGAAGGCGCGGCGGTGGAGCTAAGGAAGTGGGTGTTTGGTGGCGGCAAGCGGTTACCCGGCCTGGTAGCGCGGCGGGAGAGCGAGATTCTTCTGCTCCTAAGTGCTGTGCCATTGGCGACCACTGAAACCGTTTGAAAACAAGATTGTACAAGTACTTGTATCTACCGCTGAATGGCACAGTAAGCAAGCCTTAACGCGATGATTACAAAGGCTTTCTAAGACCTCCGTTAGTCAGGCTACGAACCAGGGGGTCGTGGGTTCGAATCCTGCCGGGCGCGCCAATAATCAAGGGGTTAGGTCACTTCGGCCTAGCCCCTTGTGCCATTCAGCGGGGGCTGTGCCATTGGGTGTGGGTTCTGCGCGCATGTTCCAGGCCGCAACCACCAGATCATTGCTGTAGCGGTTCGGCACGCTGGCACCGCACCCTCGGCAGTTGACCGCAAATATCTCGTCGCCCGCGTGCCAGCGGTCGGTAGGCCCGGCGTGCCCTGCTGACACGTTGGAGATGTTGGCGCTGCCGCAAAAGGGGCAAGGCTTAAGTTCGTCGGGCCTGGCGCGTCGGCTATTGAAAGTGTCGTCTGTTTTCATAATTAGAATAAGCTAAGTACGGGATGGGTACCACTGTACACCTAAACAGTAGTGAAAAGGTGTACAACGATTAAGTTGTTGCTCTCTACACACGCTCAGGCTTCCTTCGATAGACGCGCTGGGTAGTGCGAATGTCTGCGTGCTGTAGCAGGGCGCGCCCTTACGCTTGCGGTTCGTGAGCGTGGCTATCTCTTCGGCAGTTAGGATCAAAGCGGCTAGGCCCCGTCGCGCTCGTACAGCGCACTCCGCAGATAGACAGCGAGGTCTAGCGCCTCTTCGTAAGCGTCGCGCAGGTTGTCGCGCCCGTTGTGTGGCTGCAACGGCGTGCCGTACCGCTTGCGCCCAACGTTGTCGCGCCGTGCCATGTCAGTGATGACCAAGGGCCACACTGCGGGCTGACTGTTAGGTACAGGTGCTGGCTGGTCGCCTTCGCGCAGCCTTCTACTAGACGCGTTCCACTCTTCGGGCGTGGCGTCATCAATGCTCTTTCTCATAGTTTTCTACCTCTCATAGCTTCTAACAATAAATCCTGCACCTCGCGCTTAGTCTCGCGGCGAGCCATGACCAGCTCGTCCACCGTCCCACGCGCGACGATGTGGTGGATAAACACAGGGCGGTCGTGGCCCGACTGGGCTTGGCGCGTGGGACCTATGCGCTCAATAATTTGTTGGAACTCTTCTAGGTTCCACCAATGGTCGTAACAAACCAGGATGTTCCCGCCGTCTTGTAGGTTAAGCCCATGCCCCGCGCTCTGCGGGTGGGCTACGAGCATCGGTATCCTGCCTGCGTTCCAGTCCTTCTCTGTCTGGGGGTTAGTGTCGAGAAAACGCGCCTGCGGAAACGCTTTTAAGATGCGCTCCAAGCTTGGCACCCACTGGTACGCCACCAACACGGGCATACCGTTGGCTTCCTCTAATATGCTCGCAAGTGCGTCAAGTTTAATATCGTGTACCTCTTTCCACACCCCCGCGCCTTTGTCCACCCACACGTTGCCACTGGCAATTTGCAAACACTTCATTGTTTTGCTCGCAGCGTTGAGCGCTTCTATGTCCGACTCGCCCAGGCGCATGAACATCTCGCGCTCCATGTCTTTGTAGAGCCTGCGCACCTTGGGCGGCAGCTCCACATAGATCGTGTTGACAATGGGCTCTTCAGTGTTGAAGTACTTCTTAATGTCGATGGTCAGGCACACGTCACGGATACGGTCTTGTATCTCTTGCTGCGCAAAGGGCAGCGGCTTGTGCTGTACTGCATGGGGGTCAGCGCCCATGCGGATAGCTTGAAACCATCTATCCATGAAGCCCTGGTAAGAGCGGCCTAACCGCTCCCCCTGGTCTACCATCCACGCGATAGCCCACAAGTCCTGTAGTCCGTTTGCTGCTGGGGTTCCTGTAAGCCCGACATAGCGCTTCACTTTCGCGTGGATGTACTTAGCTAGAGCCTTTGCCCGTTTGGTACCTTGACGCAGGCGGAAGCCTTTTAGCTTCGAACATTCATCCGCCACTACCATCTTGAACGGCCAGTCTCCGCCCAAGGTCTGGGCAAGCCACGGGAGGTTTTCATAGTTGATGCAGAAGATGTCAGCCGGTACCCGCAGTGCGGCCTCGCGCTTGGCTGCGTCGCCCGCCACCACGGACACCTTCAGGTGCCGAAGGTGGGGGAACTTGCGCACCTCATCCGGCCACGTCGATGTCGCCACGCGCAGCGGTGCAATAACCAGCGCGGGGAATACATCCTCGACTAGCGACAGGTGGTTGATAGCCGTGAGGGTGCTGACCGTCTTACCCGCGCCCATGGGCACGAACAAGTTGCAGCGAGGATTGTCAATTACGAAGTCAACAATCTCGTGCTGATAGGGGCGCAGTTCTAAGGTCATACAAACAGCGCGTCAACGCCTGCTAGTGAGTCCACCACGGCAACACACTGCCCCATGGCGCGCATACGTGCGTGCTCCCGTGCTTGGTGTGGCTCGGTCTTCTTACCTGGGGCTTTAAGTTCCACCCAGATCGTCGCGCCTGGCCAAGACCATGCGCCTAGCGCCTGGTGGACAGGTAACATGACTAGACGGTCTGGCGCACCGCGTCGCCCTATCCACTTGACCTTGCGCACTTCACCGCCCATGGCTTTGACACGCTTGGCTAAGTAGTGCTCAATGTCGCGCTCGCGCAAAGGAGGGGGGCTACTTACCATTGCGTTTCTGCGTAGCAGCCTCCGCAGCACAAGCAACACACGACGGGCAAGGGTGTTGCCCCGCTTGGATGAACGAGGTGAGCGTAGGCCAGCGTCGCTTTGCCGCAGCGCTATCGAGTGGCGGCGCTTGACGCGTGCGATTCCCTCTCTGTTGTCTGTAGTACTGCACGACATTTACCCCTCACTTCTTGCGGCCTGTATGCGCATCAGAAGGCGGGCTTTGCGCCACGTCTTGCGAATGTCGGTGGCCGCTGCGTTGACGTAGCGGAATTTGGGATCAGTGAGCGGTCTGCTGGGCTGCGTGATGCGAGCCTGGGTAGCGATAGTCATGGTTGCTTCTCCTTTGGTTGATAAATCTTCTCTGTTGCTCCGATGTCGTGGAGTATTGAGTTGGCCTCTTTGATGTACCAATCAAAATCCACGTCGTCGGGGAACTCATCGGGCATATTCATAAGAGGCTTTGCCCCCTCACTTCTTGCGACGGTGTATCCGTTTAGCTGGTAGTTGATAGTTCCAGTCTCACCCTTGGCGTAGTACCAGCGAACCGCCTTGCCTAGATACGCTCCGTTCTTTACCGCCCCACCCTTTACGGTGCGGATCGTTACGAACTTTTTGATATCGCGGCAGGCGAGAATGCTCTGTTCAATTGGCGTGCCGTCAATGAGGAACTTGACCACAGCGCCGGAGCAAATTTCATTAGTCGGGTTCTTTTGTAAAGCCGCTGGCGCAAACACCCCCTTAAGTTTGAATCCGCCATCCGGCTTTGTCGCAATGTAGTTGTTTACGTCCCGGCTGTAGATCGCTCTGTATGGTGTGGCCTCAGTCTCAAAGCGTGTCAGGTGCTCCCACTCCCACACAACGTGCTCCATAACGGCAACCTTGTCGCGTGGACACTTGATAACGATGCCGTCCGTGTTAGCTGACACCACGGAGATGGACTCCGACTCAAGCATGTCTATCAACATGAGTAACGACAGTTGACCAGTGACCGTGGTTTGAATAAGCAGGGAGGGTGAATAGAGCGCAGAGTAGGGTGAGCCGAACTTGCCGAAACTCCCGTTAATCGTGATCTTCAGTGCGTCAGCCGTGACCGTATCCTTGGCACGCTTGGCAGCAATACGTCTATCTACAATGCTCTTGTACACGGCGGAGAAATGGCTCCCCATGCTTTCAGGCCTAAGCCCACAATTCAGAATGATGGTCGGGTAGTAACTGACGACATCCCTATCAATCAATACGTGGGCATCGTCTGTGAAATGGGCTTTGCTCTTCTCTGTTGAGTGCAGGCCCCCGATGCCCATTTGATAAGTGCTTCCGCCTATCTTGACCTTGAGGTTCTTAAGCGGATCGAGCACCACACCATTGCCGCTGATGGTGAAGGTGGCCTGCTTCACTGCGTTTATTGCTTCATCAAACGGGAGCCCGCATTCATGCTGATAGTAGCAATCAAGAAAGTCAGGGAGAACGTACTTAAATGTCTGACCCGCAAGTCTGAACGGGTCTTGTTTCTGTAGCTTGCTCCCAGCTCTTCGTTCGACCTGGTGGCGTATAACGGCCTCCGCAATCTGCGCATCAGACTTACTGCGTAGGTCGATGCTGTATTGGCTCGACATGTCCTCACGCAAATGAATTTGCGGCTCCAGCTTGCGGAACAGAGCGAGCGTGGTGTGTAGGTCGTTCTCGCAGTACTTGCGCAACTCGGCGCGCTGCTCTGGGCTGATACTCGCGTCGGGCTCTATGGGCAGGTCTTGCAGCTTGGGGCAGTGCAACCTCCCGCCGTATATCTTCAAGCTGGCAATACCTGGTGCGACCTCAATCAGATCGATGTGGTTAGCTTCAGGTAGATCAAGCCCTAGCTGCCAATACTTAGCGTTGTTAAGGATGATCTTGTTTGCCACATCCTTAATTTCCTCACACGAACCGCCGTTCAAAGCGACCGCCATCAATGGCATGTCAAAGTTGATCCCGTTAAAACTGACAACTCGGTACTTATGAAAAATTGACCGCAGCGTCTTAACGTCCAATGGGTTCCCGTCATACAGCTCAAAGTGGCGCACGTTGCCTGTGTCGGGGTTGAGGAATGACACTAAGAAATAGTCTTTGTAGACCTCAGTGTCAAAAATCAAAGTAATCATATTTCTTGGTAGTAAAGGTTAGCCAGTCTGTTGTCGCTGCGGTCTCCGTTGTGATGTCTGCTTACCTCGTTCGCTGCACGCTTTCCAATGAACGCGGCGAGAACAAGAAGGTGGATAACCTTTGTGTTCCTGAAGCCTAGCGATACCGTCACGTAGCCCCGCGTACTGCGGCTAGGGCGCAACACGCAGCCTATAACGCGTCGCGTCGTCTCAATGCCCCTAGTGACAAGCCTGACATCCCGCGGCAGCGACTTGACGCGCCCCTGGTCGCTCACTTGATATTGGCCTTCGTAGCCGGGTATGTCTTTCCACACTTCCATGTTCGTACTACCTTGTTAATTTTTAGCGGCTTTCGCGATGCGCTCGTCGGCCAGGGGCTTGTACTCCGGGTTTAGCTCACAGCCTAAATACTGGCGACCATTCTGGAGCGCCACTGCGGCTGTAGTGCCGCTACCCATAAACGGGTCGAGCACGATGTCGCCAGGGCGGCTACCAGCCAGGATGCACGGCTCAATCAACGCTGGCGGGAACGTGGCGAAGTGAGCGCCTTTGTACGGGCGTGTCGCTACGGTCCACACGCTGCGCCGGTTGCGTGTCTCGTTGTAGGCGACGTCCTCGCGCTCGGGGCGGTGGGTGCCGTAGCCCTGCCCCGGCTGGGTCTGCTCTCGCTTGCTCCCGCTGCGTTTGAACGATGCCGCCGCGCCGCTTGCGTTTCCGACTGCTGGCTCTTGCATTGCCTCACTGTCAAAGAAATACCGCTCCGACTTCGACAGCAAGAAAAGGTATTCATGCGCTTTGGTGCAGCGGTCGCGCACGCTCTCCGGCATCGGGTTTGGCTTGTGCCAGATGATGTCCTGACGCAGATACCATCCATCTGCGCGAAGCGCAAAAGCAAGCATCCACGGGATGCCTATCAGGTCTTTAGCTTTTACATCGCCGCCAACGGTTGCAGGTCGCTCAAACCCGCCGCCTGCAAGCGCATACCCTTGTGTTCGATTACCGTCGCTCCCGCCGAACCCGCCGCTGTTGTTTCGATGCGGCTGCGCCTTGCCGCCGGCGTTCGCATAGCTATCCCCGATGTTCAACCACAGTGTCCCATCGTCGGTCAGCACATCGCGCACGCACCGGAACACCTCGACCATCGCGGCAATGTATTCCTCTGGCGTCTTCTCAAGCCCAATCTGACCGTCGTGCCCATAGTCGCGCAGCCCAAAATACGGAGGACTGGTAACGCAGGTCTGAGCCTTAACCCCACAAAGCGCAAGATCGCGCATTGACTCCCTGCAATCCCCGTAAATGATCGTGTTCATAGATACTGCCCTGTTAATAATTGGCCGTTACCTAAATTTGCCCCTGCTTTGTTACCGGCACTCCGGGGCTTTGCGTACACGCACACGTCTATGACTCAGCGGGAGTGCGTGCGCGACGATCTAGGTCAATTACTGCGTGGCCTGGCGAAGTTGAAAAGGCGGAGCGCCCCCGGTGATCCTTAAACCAAGTCGTCAGCGGTTGCGCCAGTGGTCAGCTCGTCGAACTCGTCTTCACTTGCCGCGCCACCGCCCGAGAACGCGTCGCCATGTTTCACGAACTGAACGCCGCGAAGTGATGCGTTGATGCGCTTGCCGTATTTGTTGTCCTGGCACCACAGGTCAACGCTAGCGTTTACGTAGCAACCAGCGTAGGGCTTGCCGTCTTTTGCGGTTAGCGGGCTCTTGTCCACGTCAATCACAAGGGGGCGCACAGCGTTGCGGGCGGAGATGAAGAGGTTGCCTTCAAAGCCTGCGTAGCTCGACTTGGTATCCCCATCGTGCAGCGCATAGCGGTCTTTGGCTTCAATCTCTTTCTTCACTGCGGGCCACTTGTCGCCCCACTTTTCCTTACCCATGGTTTCGAACGCAGCGCGAAGCGCGGCAACGGACGGGTGGTTGGGGGGCATCAAGAACGATGCAGAGAAAGCAGGCTCGCCTTCGCCGTTGACAGTTTTGGCTTCGAACAGCGCGGGGAATGCGAGACGAACGTTTTCAAGTTTGATCTTCATGGTAGAACTCCTGTTTAAAAAATGATGGATACGTGGTTTTGACCCGCCTGGTTGCTTGCTCTATCGCCTTCACTCGTGCCAGCGGGTCATCCACGGTGATAGGGGTTTGGGCTGCCCGCTGTAGCGCTAGCCGCGCTTCCAGTGGCAGAAGTTGGGGGTTGTATAGTCCGCGTGCTCTCATACCAACCCTCCTACGTCGTCAAATTCGTCAACGGTTGCCGTCACACTGATAGCGGGGCGCGGGTCTGAAGCTGGTGCCACAGAAGGCTTGCCTTCGCTCTGCGTAATCAGGGCCTCGACACGGGGCCACTGACGCGGCCCAATAGCGCCCGACTTCCTCAGCTTCTCTGCGGTGGTGGGGGAGATAAGCTCCATGTCGTACATCTCCTCGACCTTCAGCCGTACCGACTTCAGCGCGGCCTCTGCTTCGGCTGGGTCGCTCCACTTGCGTGAGCCCTTGCGCCCCGTGACCAGCTTGTATCCAGGCACCTCATTGCCTGCGAACAGCTCGGCCTCAGCCTTGGCGCGCACGGCCTTACACCAGACCTCGATCAAGTCAACCACGCTTAGGCACGCTGAAACGTGGTGGTTGTCTGACTGCTGAACACGAGTCACCGCACTCGCCAATTGCGGAGCAAGGGGCGCGGTGGTGTCTACGAAGTCGTCCGCGACAGTGGTGAGCACATGCTCTGTCAGCGCGGGGCAAGAGCCCTTAGCTTTGCAAAAGCGGCACTGCTTCTCGCCGGGGTTGAACATCGTGGTGTTCGTCAAAGCGCTGTCCGCGCAGTGCTTCGCGTCTGCTGCAAAAGCCAGCAGCTCCTCGACTGGACAGTCCCACTCTGACAAGTGGCCTAGCCGTGGCTGGTGGATGACCATGCGTACCCGCTTAAAGTCGCCCAACATGCCGAACTCACTGAACGCGCCAAGTGCGTAGAGCATCAACTGCTCGTTGCGCTCTGCGTCCACGCGCACGCCGCGACCGTATTTCAAGTCATGCACTTGGACTTCTTCACCGTCAGCGGTGACGATGACGGCATCCGCAGTGCCAAACGAATCTGGCACGTCGATGAACGTGGAGAACTCAACACGTTGCTCTATGAGTAGCGTGTGGCCCTGGGCGTAGTCGCGCACAGCGTTGAGGTACGTCTGCACATGCTCTGCCATCGCTTCATCCACGGTGAAGCTGCGCTCACCCACAGGGATGACCCGGCCAATGTATGCAGCCGCGTCTGCTTTGGCTTCCAGGGCCATAGCCGCCAGCTCGTGCGCAGCGGTACCTTCGTCCGCAAACTCGCTTGAGGTATCGGGACAGGTGGCTTCTAAAGCCAAACTGCCGGGGCAGCGCATCCAACGATGCGCGCCTGAAGGTGATAGTCGTGCGTGGGCCACAGCTATCAACCTTGCGCGGCTGCTTCAGCAGCGGCTTTGATACTTGCGTACTGTTCAGCCTTCGCTTCTTTCAATGTAGCGATGCCGAAAGGCTTCAGCACTGCCACGGCAGCGTCGCGCCCCTTAGCGCGGGACACGTTGAGCACGGCCTTGGCCACGTCTTCGTATGCCACCTCGCCTGCCGTAGCTGGGGCAGTGGGCGCTGGGTCTTGCACTTTGGCATCGTTAGCTGCCACGGCAGGCTTCTCTGCCGGTGGCGCTTTGGCCTCCACCTTTACGACTGGCGCAGCGACAAGCGACCCACTAAGCGCGGCCATTACGGCTTTTAGCTGTTGTTCGTTCTGAATAGTTACGGTAATCGGGTACATGGTTTCTCCTTTGGTTAAAAAATCAGTTGTCAATCTCAAGTTCTTCTTCAAGCGCATCTAACCGCGCCTCTTCCAACTCTTTCAGTTTTGCCCGTAGCCTTGTAGCTAGCTCAATCTCCACATCAGAGGGCGCTGGCATCGTGTCCACCAGGTGCAACAGTTCGTAGTCATCCAGGTGGCGTAGTAGGGTTACGCGCATTGCTTTGCCTCCACTTCCGCGCAAATGCGGCGTAGTTCTTGCTCTTGTTCTTTACGGGCCGCAGCCCAAGCTGCGCCCCAACCTGTGGCCTTGGCTGCGTCACGGGCTGCGACCTCGGCTGCGTACTCGGCTGCGGACTCGGCTGTGGGCCAGGGCGCGTCCCAGGCTGTGGCCCAGTTTTTGGCCCAGGTTGTGGCCCAGGCTGTGGCCTCGGCTGCGTCCAAACCTGTTGCGCCCAAAACTGCGTCCCAAGCTGCCGTACCGGCTGCTTCCCGCTCCTCCTCAGTAGCCTCGCCATTTGCAAAGCGCTCTGCAACATCCAAAGCGGCAAGACTTCTTGGGTCGGCCATGAGGTGCTGCACTTGACGAGCACACCAGACAGCGAAAAGACGTATCTCTTTATCGTGACCTTCGACTGCTCTAAGGCACCAGATGGCGTCTTCAACCCCATTACTGTCAATGATCGTGGTAATGCTCAAAGGCTCGTCGTCCGCAGTAGTTTTGCCCAAATAGGAAAGCAGCTTTGCCCAACCGTCCTCGCAGGGGTCGTGTTCACGAATCTTGTTCAAGGTCGTGTACATCTCAACGGCCCTCTTTCGCGTAGAACAGTTCAAGGCCGATGCAGATGGCTTCGCAGCTATCCGAAGCCTCGACCACAGCATCGATGCCGCAGCCTGTTACTCGGTAGAAATAACCAGGGATGATTGGTTTGGCACTCATAGTTAGCTCCTAGAAAGTTGTTGATGGAGCGAACTATACAACGAAAAAGTTGTACTGCACAACAGAAAATAGTGAATGGTTGTATTTCTGCACAAAAAGAAGCCGCCCGAAGGCGGCAGCTATGAAAGTTGTAGCGCCTGGCCGTTATTCAGTAAGCGTTGCGGCCTTCCCACTTACTAACCGACTGCTGCGTGACGCCTAGCAGCTTGGCTAGCTCGGTCTGCGACATCCCCAGGCGCTGCCGGTCGGCAGCGAGGCATTGGGCGAGTGACATAGGTATACAACCGCTCACTTGTAGAGCCCCACAGACTAGCGTAACTGCGGGCGTGAAACAAGTTCAAGGTTGTGCAAGGTAGTTGCAGCAGGGCCACGGTGCAAGTAAAAAGTTGTGAACTGTTGTACTATCGCAGTTGTACAAACAACCACATGCACCACCATGACTACAACTACTCCACCCACCAGCGGCATGGCGCGAGCCGTCGCTGCCGCTGGCAGTCAGCTACTTCTGGCTAAACAACTCGGAGTCACCCAGCAGTTCATCTCTCTGTGCTTGCGCAGGGGTTGGGTGCCTTTGCGTCGCGCTCAGGAAATTGAAGCGCTGTACGGCATCCCCCGCGCACAGACTATGAACCCCCGCGTACTCGATCTAGTCGATGCGGCGAAAGGGGAGGGGCTATGACCACAGGTACTTATTCAAAAACAGAGATGAGCGTAGCCGCCGCGCTGGTTGACACCGCGCTCTTAGCTTACCCGCTCAACGTCTTGCACAGCGCTAGACGGCGCGCACTTGTCGGCCAAATGAAAGCCTCAGTACCGGCTGATCGATGGGCAAGACTGTCCCAACCCTCTACTGCCGGGGCTGCGCTCGATGCGGTGTGCCGCCTGGGCTATCGGCTGCCGTATTTCGGTGTCTCCACGGTCGCTGACGCGTGCTTGGGGCGGGACTTTGGAGCAGTAGCTAGCGTTGTTGTGGGCGCTCCGCTGGCTAGCTTTGTCGGCGTGCCAATTGGACAGGTCACCAGCCACGGCAGGCATACAACACTGCGGCATGGCGCCCCTAGCTCCGCATTCGCTGGCTACGGAGCGATGGTCAAGTCTGAGGCCGTCTACACAGCAGCATCGCTTGTTGCCGATAGAGCCGTGCGGAAAGCGCTGCAAGACCACGCTGGCATCCCAGCAGACACGCAAGACGGAGCGCAGTACACCGCAGCAGCGGTAGCAGGATCTGCCGGGGGAGTACTTGCGTCTATTGTGAGCCACCCTGCAAACTGTGTTAGTGGGTTTTCGCAGTTACTTGGCGCTGGTCAGCTATCCGCCCCACTGGGAGAAATGTCACACTGGCCGCAGCAATTGAAGGCGAACGCAATGCGGGCGTTAGTGCCGCGCATGGGCATTGGCGCGCTAGCTGGTGGTGTGGCTGCCGTGGGGCGCGAACTTATTGCTAGCAAAGTTAACCCGCCACCAGCGCCTAAGCCTGCGGCCTCGGTTAAGCCCAAGGTTGACACGTCGAAGGATTACGATTTTGTTAACCGGATGATGGCGTCTTTTTAATTTAAGG